AAATAGCCTGATAATACCGAGCATGAAAGTAAACGAAACGAATATGCCGGACGGCTTGGTTTTCCTGAATTTCAAGACACCGGACAACAAGACGCTTCCAAAGGCAAGTGAGCTTCCTACCCTTATAACAGACGAAGTATATAACGCACTCCGAGACGGTGACCAGAATCAAGAGCCGTTGCTTGTAACAGAGGCAATCGACTTTCCTGTTGAGGGTTCAGGCGGAGTTTACACCAAAGAGTTTTTTGCATCATTCCTTAACCGTCTCAAGGCTCATGTGTTCGGCGGTAACAAGCTCGGGCATTCATGGCCGGAACGTGATGACTTCTTTACCATCGGTGGAAGCATGAAAGAAAATGCTGATGGGAAAAGCGGAACGGTATATCTCAAAATCTATATTCCTTCTTTTGGCTTTGAAACAACTAACTCCGGATTCATTCGCAGCGTAAAAGCAAAGAACGTCCATTATTCTCTCGTCACCTTCCCTAGTGGAGAACTATGCAAAGCTGATGACGGGGAATACAAGATGCACTTCTTGGAATCCGTCGGGTACGAAAGGAATGACGCGGTGCCGTTTGAAGGTGGTGCAATGAAGCAGCGAGTTAATGCAAGCGAAGTGCAGAAGATCAATTTTGAACTTGCGCGGGAACTTATCAGCAATGGTAAAATCTCGCGGGAAGATAACGGAGAGGAGTTTCTTGTAAAGGGTAATGTGTCCCGTCCCATGCTCCGCCGACTGGTGGCCAATGCTGACTGTGACAGAAAAACCGAAATAGGGGAGCTCATATCCATGATAGACAAAACCAAAAACGGAGGTAAACCCGTGGAACTGAAAGAAGCACTGGAAATGGTCAAGAACGCAGCAGCCAATGGCACTGTGAATCTGGTAGACCTTATGAAGAACTGTGGAGCAGAAAAACTTCTGCGCAATGAAGAGGACGATAAGAAGATTGCCATTGCAAATGCAGTTATTCCAAAGCTCGGAGACAAGCCGCTTGAGAAGCTCGATGTCGTGCTTGCCGAAAATGAAAAGAATGCCGAAGCGATTGCAGAGAATGCGGTGGCTGATATTGCAGGAAAAAAGACCCTGGAAAACGGCAATGAAAATCCCGCTTTTACCCATGCGATGAAAGAGGTAAAAGGAAAGACCGGAGAAGAGTTGGAGAATGCACTTGAAGCACTCAAGGATGATGCGGTCATGAAAATCTTGCTCGGGAATATGGCTGACCCGAACAGCTCGGTAAATGTATTGGTCAACGACAAGCGCCCCGAGTCAAACGAAGTCAAAGCCTATTAAGGCAAGGAGAAACAAATGGCAAAGAATTGTTTTATAAAAAAAGAGCCTGCCGGATATGTACGGATGAAAAACACCACTGGTGCGACTCTGTCCGTTGGGGAGTTCTGTATAATCGGTAATCTTGGTGCGATTGCGCAGGAAGAGATTGCGAACAATGCGTATGGTGGGTTTCTTATTGGTTCAGGCGCCGAAGTCCAGACCGCTACTCTCACGGAAGCGGAAGACACTTTTGCAACCGTTGACGGAATTGTGTATTGGAATGATACCGACAAGTCATTTTCTGACACGCTGACTGTTGGCTACTACAAGGCCGGACAGCTCAAGACCGTCAAAGATTCAGGCGGAGTGATTGTATTTACCAAGTTTGAAAAAGCCGACATTGTGGCAACCGAGCTTGGTGGAAGGTTTTTCAAAAAGACTGCAACGCTGACTTCTGCTGATGCTGCTGACCCTGTTCACCTGCTCGCCGATGAGGAAGTTGGAGCCGGGGAAAAGGTATACGTCTCCAAGATTTATTTCAGCGTAGATGGTGCAACCGAATGGGAGACAACCGCAACGGTGACTTTGCAGGATACTGCTGACACGCCCGTGGTTGGGGCGACCGCTGATGTTGCGGGGCTTACCGCGAATGCAATGATTGATGAAGGGGACACGAATGTTACCCTTGCCGCCCCTGTTGCCGATGGTGATGGATTCACTGCTGCAAAAGGACTGGACATTGCCGGTAACGATGATGGTACTGGTTCCGATTTGATTGTAACCGTTTTCGGTTGCGTTATGTAAAGGAGAACTCAATGAGAATAATCAACGCCGCAACCGTTGCGGAAGAACGGGTTAAAAATGGCGAGGTTCGTGTAGCGAAAGTTTATGCGGGTTCAGCCGAAGCAAACAAAAAGGCCGAATCGGTTCAGGTCTATGGACAGGAACAGTACAAGATCGGCAGCGCAAGGTGGAAGAACAGCGCAGGGTATAATGCACTGTGGGACGAAATCGGCTCTATGCAGTATGCGCTCAAGCAGAAGAATGCGGCAAACCCTGCAACATCAACCGAGCTTGCTGGTTACCTTGCAAAGCTGTTCATTGATGTTCAGCGTCAGGCAGATGATCTTCTCGACATTACTCCGTTCATTGCGAATGTGATTAAGACCGAGACCGCACAGGAAATCTCGTACATCCGTAACTGGCTTCCCTTCATTGGTAAAGAGGAAATCATCTCTGGTACCAATGACATGGTTCCGCTCATGGATCAGGCTACGGCAGCTACTGAGCAGATTGTTCAGTATGTTCGTGCGTTCGGCTGGAAAGACAGTGTCAAAAACATGGCCTTTGCGCCTATCCCTGTTTTGCAGCGGGTAACCGAAGCTGCCGCGAGAATCTCGACTGATTACCGCAACGCGCAGATGATGGACCCGATCAATGCAGTAGAGTCATGGGGAGCAAAACACGCACAGGCCGCTGACAGTGCAGGTACAACTTTTGATCTCAAAGTGTATAACACCATCCGCAAGGCCCGGAAGACTCTTGGCAAGCTGATTCACCCGATGTATACAAACCGGCTCATTTCAACGATGGCGGGTTATAACAACGTTGGACTTCTGGTGCATCCTTCTGATTTGTGGGACATTCAGCGCGTTGTAACCGGCTTTACCGCTGGTGGACTCGTGCAGAATGTGGCAAGTCTTCCAGTCGGAAACATCGTTCCGTATGCCTGTGGTATTCAGCATGGCGAGACGTATGGGGAAGAAACCCTGTCGCTCCCCGGCGTTACCGAGGGAAAAGCGTACATGTTTATTCCCGATCAGGCGATCATCGTTGACAAGCGGGACACTACGCTGGAAGTCGGAACCGGTTCTGTGCTTGAACTTTCCACAGAGGAACGCTCGTGGCACCGCATTTCCGGAGAGAACACCAGTTACCTTATTGGTGGCGCGGCAACAAACACCGGAAAGGGCGCAATAGTCCAGATAACCTGGCCTACTGATTCCTAAACGAACGGGGTGGGAGACCGCCCTTGTTCCCTTCCCCCGTTTGGGGGCTTGCCGGTTCGAGACCGGGGAAGGGAAGAGCAAAGAAAAGGAGCGTGTTACATGGCAACATTCGAGCAAGTAAAAACAGTACGATTAAGAATCCATGACCCGCTCGGGTTTATCAATCTTGTCGAGGTTGAAGAGCTTCCTGGAACGCCGGCTAATCAGACAGCGTATTTAATTACAGGATCAGGCGTGTACCAGAAGTATATTGGTGAAATATGGCAGTCGGTGGACCTTGAAATATCTGACGAACAGATAAAGCTGCTCATTGATTTGCATGGTGTAGATTGGGCAACCATTCAGGCTGTCAAGAATATCATGATGGCACTTGGCAAACAGCTTGGCGTAGCGTCTCACACAAGCGGCGTTGAATCAGTTCAGTATCAGAGCTTGGCAACTTTGTATGCGTTCTACAAAGGAATGCTTGCAACAATGAAAGAAGATATTGAAGTAGAAGAGGGCGTTACAACCGGGAGATTCTTTACAACGACACGTCCGGTGATCGGTGGGGTTGAAGAATTATGATTATTGAACAGATGCGCGTCGGATATGAAAAGCTAATTAAGTTCAATGAAACACCTGCTAGGGGGTGGGTATATCCGATGAAGGATAATGGGCTTGGTCAGATGATTCGAGACCTTGACCTTCCGCCGGTGATTAAAAGCGAGAATGTGCGATTGGCCCATGAATCAGGAAGTGTTCCGGCAAAGACTGAAAAAGTAACCGGGCTTTCAACAAACGCTTCATGTTTCCTGAATCTTTATTATTTCAGCACGATCAAAGAAGGTGATATTGTTGCGATTCAGGGTCAGGGTTGGAAAGTTGGACACGTTGAACCGGCGATTGTATGCGGGGGAGTTTATGGCAAACACGCTCCGGTGTATCTTGCCAATCTATCTGGGGCTTGTGACATAGAGTCCTTTTTCATTGACGATGAAGAAGGTGAGATTGACGGATTGAATATAGTCGTCACGCTTCTTGCCGGAACAGACATTACCGCACTTGAACCCGTGGTAGGATTTACCGGGAAAATTATTGATAAGACAGGTGTTCAGGATTTTACCGAGCCGGTTGAATATACCGTGACAGCGGAGAACTTTGAAACAAAGACCTATACCGTGACCGTGGAGGTAGAAGAATGAAATCAGGAAACCTGCCGCCACGTGATAGCGGGTCAATGTTCGGCGTAGAGATGAAAGGGCAACTTATACAGATTGATATAAATGGCAACACGTATGAGTTGACGAAGGAACAGGCGTTGCGGTTGCTCGGAGAGATCGCGGCAACACTCGAATGTAGCGAGGCGATGAATGGCTAATGAAAGCATGATGATGCAAATAGCTAAGGTCAACTCAAACATTGTCGGTATATTCGGCAGGAAGCGAAATGCGCTAATTGCATTAAGCATCAGATATGCAGCGAAGGCGTTACAACAGTTCAGGGTTAGACAGCGTGGTGAAGAGTGGTGGGACAACCAGACCTATACCGCAGTCAACACCGTTTTTTCAAGTTCGATGATTACAGCCGATGTTGTCGGGTTTTTTCTTTCACACCTTGTTGAGTACGGGGTATATTTGGAACTGGCAAACAATCGTAAACACGAAGCATTGCGACCGGTGGTATTTGAGCTTGAAAAGCAGTTCATGGAAGATGTGAAAAGGATAATCGCCGCATGAAGCAAGCAATAGTGAAACGGTTGCGGACAGGTAAAATAAAGAATGTAGTAGAGTTCGGGACGCCGCCGACTTCATCACCGTATATCGTGGTGAAGTTTGAGAGAGTTCCAGGTGGCAGGAATGTGCGGGTCATTGTTCATTACGAACAAGGGTATGGAAAGGATTTGGAGCGGTACATTTTCAAAGACCTTTCTTTATTGCTTAGGAATTGGAAAGGAATGGATTCATGCGGCAACACTTTCAAAGTGAAAGAGACCGATGAATATACGGACGTTGTCGTTACTAACGATGACACAACTATTTCAATGGAACGGGTTTTTTACGTTCCGTTAAGACTTCATTAAGGAGAAAAAGCAAATGGCGTACATTAACCAACACACACGTTTTGCTACCGAAGGCTTCCGGGTAAAACGTGCGAACCCGGATGGAACAGTGCCTACAGCGTCTAGGTTCTTGGGATTTTCAACCACGGTTGATCTTACCGATGTTATTGACGAGGTCCTATTTACCGCAGATATGACGATCAAAGTTGACAATGGAGAAGCAGAAGAAAACGAAGTTGACTTCTCCGCAGCCGGCGATAAGGCCGCCGTTACGGTAGCAGAAGCCATTGATGCCTTGGACACTGCCGATTTTACCGGTATCACGTGGAGCGAAGATAGCGCAACAGGGCGGTTGCGTGGTGTTTCCGAAACCGGCGATGAAATCGAAGTAACTGGGGCCCTTGCCGCTGCTCTTGATTTTGGACAGGGCGTTAAACACGGGGGAAATGGGCTTGAGTTTATCAAGGTTTTTAATGACCGTACCAGGTCAATCAAAATGACCAAGAACAAGAAGGACAAAGAAGAGATTGACCAGGAAGGGGCGAAGGGTGGAATAACTCGAATGCTCATTTCTGCAAAACTTCTTGGACAGACTCTTGCAATTGCGCTCAAAGACAAAGATTATGAACTCCTTGAACTCATTCAGGGCGGCACATTGGATCGGTCAACGGGCGAGTATGCACCTCCCCGCTCAACCCGCCAGGAATCCCCGATATTTTTTACGGATGTTTTCTCCGCGATCTACGGAGAGGGTGAAAACAAAATGGAGAACATGAGTGGATACGAACAGCTTCGTTTCCTTTGTTGCACCGGACTTGAAAGCGACGTGCCGATTGAATCGAAGTCATGGGCTGACTATGCTTTTGACGTTGAAGCGAGTGCATACACCAATGATTCGGGAAACAAGGAACCGGCTTGGTGGGAAAATACAATGACTGTTGCGGCATTCGAGGGAATGCACGTTGAAACTGTTTGATAAAATAATCGGTGAAGCCGTTAGTCGAGAAATCGACCGGCGGCTTTCTGATGTCAAACAAATACAGCCGAAGGAAGGATATAATTCTACCGAGGCTGTCAGGGGAGCGCTGTTTCATTGGGTCCTTGTTCCTTTTAACGATGTTCCTGTCTGGTGCAAACTCCGATGTCTCAATCAAACACAGCTCGAATCATGTGGCGGTGTTTCTCTTGTGAATTTTGTAAAAGGTGTATCAGAGAAAGTGCCGACAACGAAAGAGATGATAGACATTCGCAACACTCAAGAAGCGATGGCAAAGATGTGTTTAGTCATTCCTTCTTTTGACGAAATCATGAAGCTCATTACCGATGAAGATTTGGTCATTCAGGGAATCAAAAAGCAGATAACGGAACTCAAGGACGTTGATCCGAAGACATTGCCACCGACAAAGCGAAAAGACCTTGAGGAAGAACTTTTCAAGCTGGAAATTTCGGTAGCGTTTCTTTTGCCGGAAGACGCTATTGGATTTCTGACCTCATGGGCGCTGGGCATTGATGTGAGCAACATTAAAGACATCACCGAAGATCAGTTATTCAGTGCAGCTTTACTTGCGGAGAAAGGACATGATAATCCAACAGACCATATAAATGGGTATTTTGTTGATCGTGATAAACCCGACCTTGATACCTGTGCATGGAATGTCCTGCACAAAAGAAGGGAACAGGAAAGCAATAAAAAGGGCGGGATGAAGTGGATAGGCAGGGGTGAATAATGTCAGTTGATGCCGGGACAGTCTGGGCGAGCGTACAAATAAAACTAGATAAACTCAATGCCGACGTTAACAAAGTCGAAGCACGAATGAACCAGTTCGGGCAGCAGAATAAAACCGCTGCCAATGGAATGGAGCGGGGCTGGTCAAAATCTTTTGGCGGGATAAGCCTTGCCGGTGTTGCTGCCTTCGCCGGGTTGGGATTAGCCGTTAAAGGAGCTATCGGGATTTTTGCAGGGTTCGAGCAATCAATGGCAAATGTTCAGTCAGTAGCGAGAGGAACACCGGCAGAGTTTGCAGCGCTTGAACAAGCGGCAAAGGAAGCGGGAGAGACGACACGCTTTACCGCTTCACAGGCTGCCGACGCTTTGTACAATCTCGCATCTGCGGGACTTTCCGCTCAACAGTCTGCCGATGCGTTGAATGGTGTATTGCAGTTAGCTGGTGCGACAGGTTCAGACCTGGCTTCAACAACTGCAACAGTAGCGTCAACGCTTAGTCAGTTCAGTTTGGAAGCAGAAGAATCCGGAAGAATATCAAATGTTTTTGCTGCTGCGATTGCTAACAGCCAAGCAACCATGGATAAGCTAACCCCCGCCTTTAGACAGGTTGGCTCCGTAGCCGGGGCGATGGGATTGTCGCTTGAAGAAACAACCGGTGCGATGCAGGTTCTATTCAACGCAGGATTTCAGGGAGAGCAAGCGGGAACAATTCTCCGGAACATGTTGTCAGAGCTTGCAGATAGCACTGGGCCTGCATCAAAAAAGCTTGTTGAGCTTGGTGTTAACATAGAAAAACTTGATCCGTCAGTTAATAGTCTTTCGGATATTATGGGAACTCTTTCCGAAGCCGGGCTTGACGCTGGCGAGGTTATGAGCGTATTCGGAGCACGGGCGGGCCCTGGACTTCTTACACTTATCAAAGCAGGTAAAGATGGTATTGAAGAATATACCGATGCAATAACCGGAACAGAGGCGGCCGCAGAAGCGTATGCAATCCAGAATGACACGCTGGCGGGTAGTCTCGACATGATGAAGTCTGCCGCAGAGGGAGCGCAAATATCGTTTGCCGAGGCATTAGCACCGGCAATGAAAGCCGTTGTAGATGCTGGAACAAAAGTCATAGGGATTATTTCAGGACTTCCAACACCGGTAAAAACTTTTACCGGCATTCTTGCGATTGCTATACCAGTCGTTGGGCTGGCTACAGCTGCCGTGACTGTTCTTGGTGGGGCCTTTGCATTTATGCTCGGGCCAGTAGGATTGGTTCTTGCTGCCGTTGCAGGGTTGACAGCGGCATTTGTGGGCATATCGAACGCAGTCAAGAAAAACCGCATTGAGTTTGTCGCTAAAGAGTATGGAACTCTTGCCGAAGAAATCGGAGTAACAACCGAGCGCATGAGCGAACTGGAAAAAGAGGCAAGGGGTCTTGGCGCAACAGATAAAAATGTCAGGGAAGTTATAAAAGCCGTCAAGGAATTGCAAGATGAGCTTGGCGTAACCAGTGATGAAATAACGGATGTGTCAGATATAATGACTTATGCTTTTGCTACTAGTGCATATAGCGCAGCGGAAGCCGTGGATATGATTACTGAAAGCGCAGGGTTGTCACGTGAAGCCGTTATCAAGATTGGCATTGCGTCAGGACAGATTACCGGAGAGTTCAGAGACCAGCTTGTACAGCAGCGGAATATAATTGACAGAAACAACACGCGGATGCAGCAGGAATTGCAGATACGGAATTATATCGAAGAACAGAAACGGTTACTTTCCGAGGGCAAAGTCGGAGCGGTTGCGCTTGCTACTGCGGAAGAAGAGAGGGCAATACGACAAGCACGTCTCATAAATGAATTAAAAGAAGTTGACCGGCTTACGCAGGGCGGTATATACACCGAAGTCGAGGGATTAGAAAAGAAGATCGAATTACGAGAGGATTTAATCCGTGCAATTCAGAAGGAAGCAGCGGAAACCGGAAAGGTAAACGCAACGTCAGTGAAACAGCTTGAAGATTCACGCAAGATGATTGAACTGTATGCAAATGAAATTGAACGATTGACTGGTGAGAAAAAGAAGGTTGGAGAAGCGGAGAAAGTCGCTGTGGACCTTCTTGACCAATACCAGCAGAAAATAAATGCAGTTACGCTTGACCAGGATGAGTTACAAGCAGCCGAAATAGAACGAGTAAGACAAATGCTTGCTGCCTCAGGTGTAGAACAAGAAACTATTGATGCCGTCATTGCAAAGGTTAAGGAATACCATAAAACATTAGCAGATGATGAGGCAATAAAAAAGCATGAAGAATTGCTTGAAAGTCTCAAGAATACAATCTTTAATTCTTTTTCCGGAATGACAAGTGCGTTAGTTGATTTAATCAACAACGTCTATGATGCAAAGGCGATTAGATTAGATCAGGATATGCAAGCAGAACTCGAAGCCAACGGATTGTCAGAGGAAACAGCAGTCGAGAAAGCCGAGAAGCAAGTAGCGATTGCACAAGAGACCGGAGACGCTGAGGCAATTCAAGAAGCTGAAAATGCTTTGAAAAAAGCGCAGATAGAAGAAAAGTATGCAAAGAAAAAAGAACAGCTTGAATACGGAGGTGCCGTATTTGCCTGGAACATTCAAAAGCTACAAGCCGTTGCGAGCGCTGCGCTTGCAGTAATGAATGCGTATGCGGCTGGATTCAGGTTTGGGCCGATTGTTGCGAGCGCATACGCTGCTACCGCAGGAATTATTGGGGCGGTACAGATTGCAGCAGTACAAGCGGCACGGCCTGTCAAGGGATACCAGACTGGTGGTATAGTAAGCGCAACGGGAGGCGGTCAAGTTGGGCGGCTTGCGGAAAATGGGTACGATGAATACCTGTTCAACATGGGGCCGAGCGGAGATGCGTTCGCAAGCAAGATGGCGAACATGATAGCGCAAGAATTGTCTGGAAGAATTGGCGGGAATATAACGCTTATCAATGAAGTTGACGGGGAAGTGTTAATGAATGTAGTTGTACCGAGAATGAACAGCGGGCAGTATCGCATAAAGTGGGGGGAGTAAGTGAAAATCTTATTTGATAAAATTGCTAAGAACTCGGTAATAACGTCAGAACAAGAAGATGCAAGTTTCCCTGCTTCAAATCTTGTTCACCAGTTTGCACGGGTGTATTACAAGTCCACAAGTTTTGACGATGTCATTACCATTATGTTTGATGACCAACGTGAGGTGAGTTCTTTTTTCTTTACCTTCTCGAATGCGGTTAGCATGACAGTGCGGCTGTATAAGTGGGATGCAACACTTTTGGAAACGATAGACGTTGATTGTTCCTATGATGCCGGTGCAGAATACTTTGATGCAGTTAATGCACGATGGGCAACAATCACAGCTGAATCAAATGTTTCAAATGATTTAATAATCGGGGCGGTTGAGTTTGGAATGGAAACGGATTACCCGCTGCCTACTGCAAACTTTGTGCCGATGTTTGAGTCGAAGTCAACTATGGATGAGTCAGATCAAGGGCAGGTGAGTTTCCAGTACGTTGAGCCGAGGTATAAATATATAATGAAATATCAAGCAGTACCAAAGTCTGATTATTTAACCCTGCTTGAATTGTTCCGTAGAGTTGACCGTGGTCATATTTGGATTGATATAACAGAGGAAGATCACAGCGTGTACCGTCCGCTTTATTGTGTGACAAACATAATTGAGGGCGGGGAACGAAACGATGATCTAGTATCGTTTAACATAACATTCACGGAGGCAAGATAATGTTTATTAAGATAGAAGGGCCCGGAGATGCTCCGAGCGAATTGACCGATTGGCAGAAAATAAGCGCACTGTTTCAGGCTACTTGGTTGCGGTTAAACTCTCCCTTGATTGTAGACGGTTCAACGATAAAACGAGGTTCAGCGGTAAATGTCGGTGGTCAGTGGTATGTTGCGTCTTTAGACGAAGCGATTACCGGGAGTGCATCAGATTATGTGAAGCTGACCGTTTCCGGGGAGACCCTTACAGCCTCTTTTGCATCAAACCTTTCAAGTGTCTCTTGGAATGATGAATGGTCAGGTTGGTATGATGTGTCCGGAAACAATTACCAGTTCGATGAAGTCAAAGCGTTTTCTGTTGGCGCAATAAACAGGATTTATTCTAACGAGAGATTTTTCCCGTCATTGAATTGGAGCAAGGGTCTTTCTAGGGTTCTTTCAAACGCTAACCTTGCAAAACTTTTTCACCCCGATGCTGCGCAAACTTTAACAGGAAGCGGCACCTATACCGTCGGCGCGGGAGTTTATCAGATAACGGTTACGCTTGTCGGCCCGGGTGAAAATGGGGCTGATGGATATGTAAGTACTCCCGGAGACGGTGGGGCGAGCGGCGAAGAGATAACCGTAACCATTGGCGTTACACCTGGACAGGAGATCAGCTATTCGGTCACAGGGACATCGACGGTGTTTGGTTCTACAACAGCCGCAAAGGGAGCCGGGACTCTTGGTCAAAAATCAGGAAGCGGAGTACCTTTTGGCGGGAACGGCGGAGGGTATAAAGCCGGAGAGGGGGGAGGAGCCAGCAGTAATGGCGGAAACGCAACCGCCAACTATGGCGGTGGCGGAGGTGGTGGCGGAGCAGCTGCTTCGGGAAGCACAACCGGAGGAACCGGCGCTATCGGAAGGATTGAAATAACATGAACATAGGAGAAATTGGAGTACAGAAAGAAGTTTCCCGCAACGCGTGTGTCGGGCCTTTTACTTATATTTACACGATACACTCCAGAATTCTCGCTTCATTTTGGTTGGCTGTTTTTGCTGCGCTTGATGAGTCTTCACAAGAAAAGATTTTTATACTAGCTGTTTATATCAATTCAACTATCAGGCTGTCACAAGTCTCGACGGTTGAAGCGTGTGTAGCGCTTCCTTTGTCCTTTACTTTCAACACCGAGACAAGCGAATTGGCAATAAACTGGGGGCAGGAGTATCACCCGCTTTTTGACGCAGCAGACTTTCAATATGCCCGTGGATTCTGTGATGGCAAAGTTGTTTACATAGACGAGGTTGAATACCTGCCGGTAATAGACGGCTCACCTAAATTTACTGAAATGCAAGATCTTATCAACTACAAAAAACTTGCAATGGCAAGCGGGAATATCTCTATACACAACCAAGGCGGTTTTGTTGACGACATAAACAGCTTGTCTCTTTTTAACAATGACGTAGCGGTTTACTATCTGGAAGAAGACGCGCGGGACGAATACACAAGAGACGAACTCACACGCTTGAGAACTTTTATACTTGATGATGTTGGCAACTCAATGCGAGGTGCTAATATCTCACTTCAAGATGTACGGAATACTTTTGACGTTCTTGTACCGTCCGAGCTTTTCAGCACAGACGGAAATCCAGAATTAGATGATGACCTTCTTGATAAACCGGTGCCCTTGCTTTACGGACAGGCTCGGGCGGTTCCTGCAATTTGCACAAACAGCAATGCAACAAACGGAAGCGGAGAATACCGAGTCTGTAATGTACTTACAAACATCGGAACGGTTCGCGTTATGATAGATGAAGAATGGAACACAGTAACACCTGAAAGCGTTTCGCTTGCAACGGGGTCTTTTACACTATCAGAAAAAAACACCAGAGGTATAGAGAACAAAGGCAGCTGGAACCCAACAACAAACACCCCGACGCTTAGCGACTCAACAGGCGTACAGGGTCAATACTATCTTTGTACAGCAACAGCAATACGTGATCTTGGATCCGGAAGCGTAACATTTACAAGTGGCGAGTATGCGTACTTTTCTAGCGACCGGTGGAGCGCGCAGGAAGAACAGCCGACAGCGCGCGCAAGAAAAGTGCGGGTAGAGTCTTGTATTGGCGAGACGTTCGACTATCTGCCGGAAGTAATTGCGATGATAGATGAACGGGAAAACAGCATACCTTTCACGGATGACTTTTACGATCTCGATGAGTGGAACGCTGAAAAACTTACTACTGGTTCTGGTTGCGTATATATTTCAGAACAAGAGCGCTTTTATGATGTTATACGCGAGATTCAAGACGGCTCATTACGCCGGTTCCGGTACGAAGTGAACGCAGAAAATAAACGTACGATTCGCTTAGACGATTACACCCGAGAGGCGGGTGCGTTTATACCGAAAGAAGACATTCTTGAAAACGAGGAATTGAAGGTAAACACAGACCGTGAGACCGTCTTTGCGAAAACCGTTATAGAGTACAATCATGATTATGAGGGCGAAACTTTTGAAACCGTTGTTGACAGTTCACAGGAAGCAGCCGTTGCGCGCAACCTCAGGCAGAAGCCCACCGTTACTTATTCCACAAAGCTACGAACAAAAGCAGATGCCGTTGACCGTGCGGCGTTTGACGCTGTGCGACTTGGCGAGGTGCGGAAGTTTGCCGAGCTAACACTTTCCGGTGTACAGTATTTGACCTTGAGAATATACGACATAGTACACGTTGAGCTGTTTACAGAAAGGCGCGAATGGCTTGGAATCTGGAAGGCTCAAGTTATTGGAACGGAATTAAAAGCACCATTTAATAAAGTTCGGCTTGTATTGTTTGAGCGCATACCGTGGGAAGACGAAAACAGAATCTTGAAAATAGACGATCTTGGTAACATAAAAATTACTGAGGATACAAATACTATACAGGTGGCAAAATAAATGGCAGAAAGAGAATATCGAAAAACACCAGACTACCCGCCCGCAATAACCCCGCTTGCTGGGTCTGAGCAGGTAGAGGTCTGGCAGGACGGCGAACAAAGGCAAGTGGCTTATTCCGAACTTGGCGGAATTCCTGCTTCACACGCAGAGTCGCATCAGTACGGCGGGAGCGATGAAATATCCACAGTCACCCCGACGTCAAACGCAATTCCTCAGGCAGATGATGATGGAATGATTAACGACTGGGTGAGCGACGCATCAGAAACAGTCAAGGGTAAAGTCCGGCTTGCAGCACACGAAGAAGAAACTGCGGGCAAGGCCATGCAGTCAGACGACCCCAGAGGAAGTGATGCCCGATTCCCAACAGAACACGCAGCTTCACACGTCGGCGGTGCAGACCCAATACCCGTTGCTACAGCAAGCAGAGATGGACTCATGACGGCCTTGCAGGTGCAAAGCGTGGAAGCCTTAATGCCGACGGCGGACCAGAAGGCCGCTCTTGCCGGTTCTCACGGTTCACCTGGTTCAGCAAATCCCTACGTCACCGATGAAGATCCGCGTCTTGAGACGGGGCCTGTAGACGTTACAGATTTAGCGAATTGGGCTGCCTTTGCAGAGCATATTACCGTTGAAGATGTATTTACGAACGACACGTATACTTTCTATGATGCTGTTTATTCGTTTGGTTCTTGGTATTTTGCCTGTGGTGGAGATGGTGTTAGAAAATGGAACGGAACGGGCACTGACGCAGGTGATTTTTCTCTGATTGTAGATGCCGATATGATAAGGCTCTATTATGACGAAGACATAGAGAATATTATCTGCGTTGGGGGTGGCGGCATTTATTCTATCGACTCAACCGACACGGTAGTATTGGAATTATCAGGAAGCTCA